TCATGAACCCATCCACCGGTTGATTAAGTAGATACCTAAACCGGCCACCCCGATTGCGGCTGCCAGCGCTACAAAATTCCACGCCAGCGCGAAAAGCAGCAGTGTGCGACGGCTTGAATGTTCCAGGTCTGGTTTAAAAAATCGCTTCATGTTCGTTTCTCCCGCCAAAAATTTAATCGTTCTTTGAAAAACTCCCGGTAGCTTTCCGGCGTCGCTGCAATCTGCTCTACGATGGCCTGTCGAGTGACTTTCTTCTCAAACAGCTGTCGTATGAGTGCTGAGGCGCGCATGTCGTAGTGCTCTTTGAGCTGGTACTCCTGCGGCCATTTAGCGCGATTGAGCGGTAGGCCGGGCGGCAGGTAATCTGATTGCCCGGCCATGCCTTACACCCTCTTGTTTTTCGCTGACTCGACGTAGTAACGGGGATCCACGCTGTTAAGTGTGAAATGAACAACTGGCGTATCATCATGGCGAGTGATGCCGACATAGTTCGAATTGAACATGCTGAATACACGATCCTGAATTTCTTTAATCGTTACCTGGCATTCTGGATAGTGTTTCTGTAGCTGGGCGAGAATGGTCTGATAAGAAAGAGTTTTACCTTTCATGATAGCGACCAGCTGCTGCGCGGTAACTTTCCCGGCACCCGGTTGATCGTCGCTGGCAAGCAGCGGACGAACACTGTCGAGTACCAGGCGATGACGGCCAGCACCGCCGACACGCTGACCGGTTTTTTTGTCGAAATGCTCATTAGCGCCGGCAGACCAGACGGTAACACCTTCGCTCAGGCGCACGGTTTTTTCGCCTTTGGAATAAATCACGGTACCGAGATGGGTTTTACGGCGACGGCCTGAAACTGCTGGCAGCGGCGCTTCGCGTTTAATTGGCTTTTGCGGAGTAATACCCGGCACTGGTTCTGGTCTTGGTGCGGCAATAAATACAGAACGACTACGCGCACGGGCGCCGGCGTTCATACGCCATAAAATAACGGGTAGCCAGTTGCAGCCATCATCCGGATTAACTGGTTTTGGGTAATTTAAATTCGTGGTCATTGGTCTTTCCTCGGTTATATCGCGCTGGTCAGGCGCGGTTAAAATGGATCGGTGTTATATTTCTCTGCGTATTTACGCGGTTGTTTTCGTGGTTTTGCTGCCTCCAGTTGAATACGGGTTTTCTCTTTGCCGACATGCTGATCGACGTGAAGGAAATGGCCGTTTTTAAACTCCTGGTAGATAACCGCGCCGGCGGCACTGAATCGGCTTTTCCCCAGGATGATTTCGGCGATGCCCGCTGCCGGGCTTTCCGGGTTGTAGACTTCATCGCGGTACAGAAACATGATGCTATCGGCATCCTGCTCAATAGAACCGGAATCACGGAGGTCTGACATAACCGGGCGCCGCTGGCCTGCCGGGCGGGAATCCACCGCGCGCGAAAGCTGGCTGAGTGCAAACGTCGGCGTATGCAGGCGCATAGCCATAGTTTTAAGATTTCGGGAAATGTGGGCGATCGCCAGGTCGTTACGCTCTGCCTTCGGCTTTTTAATCAGTCCGAGGTAATCGACAACGATCATCGCCAGATGCGGATAACGGCGCTTATGCGTCTCGGCAACGGCGCGGATTTGCTCAATCGTCAGATCGGTAGCGTCAACAATCCAGATATCGCGCCCGTTCATGGTCTCCATGGCCGCTGTAAAGCGCGCCCAGTCCTCGTCCTGCATATCGAGGGGATTACGCAGGCGTGACACCGACATGTTGCCAGAGCCTGCCAGAGAGCGTTCTACGATTTGCGCAGCGGCCATTTCCATACTGAATATCAGCGCCCCGCCGCCGGCAGCGGTAACACCATCGACAATCTTCAACGCGAATTCGGTTTTACCCATGCCCGGGCGACCAGCGACAACAATCAAATCCTGCAGATTAATGCCACCGGTGGCATCATCCAGTTCGTCGATGCCAGTCTTCAGGTTTCGGGTGCCGGCTTCGCCGTCCATGCGTTTCTGTACCGTTTCCATGTAGGTTGGCAGCAAATCGCTGATGTGAACCGGCTGCACGTCGCCAGTATCGCCGGTCATGTCCAGCAGCTGCGCCACCGCACTTTCGACAACCTGATCGCGCTGCTCCTGATTATTGGCCTGGCGGATACCGTCTGCGCCCTGCTGCAGTAATTCAGCCATACGGCGACTGCGCCACGCCTTAACCATCTTTCCGGCGTAACCCTTCAGGTTCGGTACCGTGGCAGGCATGCGCGTAATTTCTGATAAATCAGCCAGGCTACTACCGCCCAGCGCTTCGCTGACAAACAGCATGTCGATCAGGCCGTTCGCCAGCGCCTGTTTTTTAATTTCGGAGAACGCGCGACGGTGAAATCCGATGCTGAAAGATTCTTCAGGCGTTGAAGCGATCACGTCGAATGCGTCCGGGCTTGCGCCGCCGTTCAGCAGTCCGGCCAGCACACAAGCTTCCAGTTCCTGCGGAGTCATAGCGAACCTTCCCGGGTTTTACGTAACGTTTCAGGTTTCATCAGGTAGTCAAAGCTGGCGCGCCATCCGCCGTTAGCACCGAAATAAAAATCTGACGCATCAGCGCGGAATTTTTCGAAATACCCCAAAAATGCGCCCGTGGTTTTGTTTTTCATGTGTGCGGCAAGCTGGGCGATCATCCGGCGGCGGTCGGTATCCAGTTCAGCAGCAGGCAGAACGTCAGCAAAAATTTCGTTGTAGCCGTTCATAACGGCTTCCGGATCAATGTCGGTTTCGGTCATCTCCCATGCAGCAGCGTCAGCGAGATAACCATCAAAACGGTTTACCCGGCAGATGTTAGCTGGCTTCGGCAGGCTATCGCCACGGCGGCGCCATGTGGCCAGAACCCAGCGGATCACTAACTGCAGTTCGTCCAGGGTGTACCCTGCCCGGGTGGTTGTCGGCGTCAGCATCATCACGAACGGTTTCAGGTCACGGCAGCGGGTACCGGTTTGCTCGTTGTAAAACTCCAGTGCTTTTTGTGCATCAGAAAGAATTAACTCAACGCCTTCCCCCTCTAAGGGGTTAGGGGTATATATATTCTCTGTAGTATTCTCTGTAAGAAAGTTTGCTGGTTTTCCACTTACTTGCTTGCTGGTTTTCCGCATTCCAGTATGTGGTTTTTCCGCATCCTTGTTTGCGGCTACAAGCGCTTGAAATAAAACATCATTATCAATCTTGTAGAAAAGACGAGCAGGTACACCTTTCTTTTTTTCCAGCAGTACACCAATTGAGCGAAGTTTCTTACGCGCCCCCTCCTGCTCGTAACGGGAAAGGCCTGTTTCTTCCTCCCATTCCTCCTGGGTTTTATATACCCATCCGTCATCGTCGGATCGGTTAGTCCAGTAAGTCATTTGGGACAGGAACAGTGCAGCCGTCACACCAATATTCAGACGAATGAAACTACGCTGGAAGGCGATCGGCCTGTCGAGTAATGGCAAAATATTCATCGTCAGATCCCCAGCGAGTCAGCCAACTGGCGGCAGGCGATTTCATATTCTTTCTGGGTGAGGCCCGCTTCCTGCAGATCTGCCTTGCGTAGTTCGTAGCGTTCCCAGATTGTCAGCGCAGCTGTGCGACGTTCTTCAAAAATCGATTCGATATCTTCCATCGGGACTTGTACCCCGTTCCGGCGAAACCCGTTCCGCCAGGTGATGCGGTCTTGTGTTCTCATTGGTCTTTCCTCGGTACAGGTTAAACGCTGGTCAGGCGCTGTGTTTCTCGCATCGCTTGCAATGCTTTCGCGACTTGCTGCGGGCCGTCTCTGGCCTCGAGCAATAACGCGATAATGGCCGCCGCAAATTCGCGTATGGCGACGCAGATCAAATACTGGGTTGACATGTCCAGGCGCGCGTAGCGTTCTGCCGGCAGTGCCGCTTCCATCGCTTTAGCCAGCGTCTGGGTTTTAGTTCTGGCTGCTTTCGTCTCACCACGCAGCCAGCGAAAAATCTGTTGGCGGTTGTTGTTGATGGCCCGCCAGTCTGCATTTCCGTCTGCATCTTCAATCTGGTGCAGCTTCAGCACGCCAGTGTTACCACCGAGACGAAACCACATACGGCTTATCTCGATAGCAACCAGCTCCTGCCCGCTTTCAGCTGCCCAGCTGAATATCTCTCGTTTCAGTTCCTCGAGGTTCTCCACTTCGCGTCTCCTGTCGCTGAAAATTGATTAAGCGTAATCAGATTTAGATCACGCGGATTGTTAAGCTGCATCCTGCTCTGGTAGCCCATCAGTGGATTTCCGGTAAATGTTTGGGAGCAGATCGTGCGGAGTGACTTGGTATCCAGTTGCTGCAGCCCACTTCAACGCAGTTGCAGCACCGAGCAAACATTTACCAGTCGAGACGCGGCTTACATAACCTTGAGACTCACCGACAAGTTGAGCAAAGTCCTGTTGCCGTACGCCCGAGGTTTTTAGATAGGTTTTGAGATCCATTTAGCCTCCTGAATGTTTATGTGACGCATGAATATTAGTATTGCGAATACACAAGTGTCAATAGTTACACGATTGGGAGGAAATTAATTTTACGAATATTATGTGTGCCATGAGAAAGAAAACGCTTGATGCAGCTGAGGCTGATGCAGCGCAAAGGCTGCGAGAAATATGGAACGAGAAAAAAGTAACTTTACGTCTTACTCAAGAAAAGGCGGCGGATGCTCTCGGCTTTAGTACACAAGCGACAATAAGCCAGTACCTTAACGGCAGCATCCCACTAAATACGGATGCAACACTTAAATTTTCAGCCCTTCTTGGTGTTAAGCCAGAGGATATACGACCGGATCTTGCCGATCTGATGAACTTCATTCGTAAAACCGACAGCCACGTTCAAGATTATTCCGCAGCTGGTTGGCGTTTACTAAAACCAGAAGAGTCGGAGCTAATAGAACTTTATGAAAGATTACCGCAAAGTGAAAAAGAAAGGCATCTATCTGAATTGAAAGAGAAAGTAAGTGGATTCGATCGCCTTTTTGAAGAACTTTTAGCGACCCGTAAGCAGTAAACCCTACCTCCCAAACAATCCCGCATAGCCGGGATTTTTTTATCCTTTCTAATCAACACCATACAAAAAATATTCGCAATACGATTATTTTTGGCTTGACCTTAAATATACGCATAACTAATATCACCAACATCAACGACGCACTAACCACGCGGCAGTTGTTCAGAAACAGTTCTGACAGTCCGGAAAGACGGGCAAGAATTCTTCGGGTCGCCGACAGTACGATGACATGCGGGAAAGACCGCAACGAATGCGAATTGCTGTGTGTAGTCTTGGCCCCGGCGCCCGGGGCATTTTTTTCACACGGTAACGAGGAAAGACCAATGGGACTGACCATCCTGACAGCCGGGAAAGACCGGCAACCTTCAGGCGTAAAAAAGCCCACCGGAGTGGGCTGATTTACCCCAGCGGAGACCAATCCGCCAGGAGTGCTACAGGGGACCAACCCTGTAGCGAGGAAAGACCAACGACAGAGTCGCCGATCGGCTCTGAGTATACATCACCAAGGAGTTGCTATGGAAGCGCTTACCATCCCCGTAACTATCTACGTTATGGCAACAACCAATCCATATCTACCAACGTCTTATCACTCATTCACCTGTGACATGTCACAGAAATATCCTGATTCGTACGTGCTTGTTACTACCAAAACGGTAGAGATTGCCATTCCTGCTTTAGAACCTATCGACATTATCGGGATGCAGGTAAATGCCCTTCGCGCGAAGAAAGAGCAAATATCTGCTGATGCCAACAAACAGTTAAGCGTTATTGAAGACCAGATCCAGCAGCTGCTGTGCATCGACCACTCTCCGATTGAAGAAAGCGACGTACCGTTTTAATTAACTGGCGCGTGACCTGCGCCTGCAACCAAGAGGAAAGACCAATGACCATCTACAACGGCTTATTCGAGCCAAAAAAATCGGCTATCAAAGACTGCGGCGCCGTGCAGCTGGCGATCGCCGTCGAAGCACCAAACAAGAAAATCGCCGAAAGCATTATCACCGGCAAACTCTGGGAATCTTACCCGGCGAACGGTGACAACTATTTCAAACCGAAGCTGTGGGAACACGAAGAAGGCCAGCCGCTGCCGACCGTTGGCCAGTTCGACGAGCTATTCGCCCAGCAACATACTTTCGACGGTGAAAAATGGGTTTCCATTGCCGCGAACGGTACCGCCGGTGGGGAATCAAATTTACCCGCTGGTGATGATATTATCGATCTGATGACTGTTTCTCCTGGCGAACGCTTTGCTGCCGTCCTGCTGTTTAGTACCGCGGCAATTGATGGCCATCTTTATTCTCAGGTTGTGGATTATCTGGATAACCTGAATAACCGTGATACAGAACTGGAAGAAGAAGATCGTTTTAACCTTAACGTGCTGTGCGCTCTGCATAATAACGAACCAGTTAAACACATGCATGTTGAAGGTCTGAATAATCTTATTCAGGGGATTTTCTCCCATTTTGAAAACCAGACTCCGGGCAAAGCGGCTATTTCTCAATTTGTAAAACGCTGGCTTGAGAATCCTGGTAAACGTGAAGAAATGGTACCAGGCCAAAATTCCTCACTCGGCGCCGCCAGCACTGATACCAACGTTAAAATCGCGCCAAAACGTGGTTATAAACATACCTATGCAACACTGGATCAGGAGATCGCTGTTGCCCTACTCCCTATTTCTCCCGACGCGCCAGTATTATCAGGCAACCTTCGCGATGCTGAGAAAATCATTGCAGACGAGCGCGAAGATTTTAAACGTTGGTCAATGGCGCTTCGCACCACGGAGCACATTCTCAAATATGACCGAGACAGTATTTTTGGCGTAGTGCAGAACGTACCGGCAAAAGATACCTACCATTTCCCTGACAGCCTACGCCGCCACATTGATTCATGGCTGGAGGCAAACGGCCGCTTTGAAGAAACCGAGACAGGATCCGTTAAACAACCAGAGGCAACGCAAAATACCACCTCAAACGTGGTCGAAAAAGCGGAAGCGCCACAGCCGGTGGTAACCGATACCCAGGCGAAACAGGCACGTGAAACGCTCAACGATATGGGATATGGCGTATATGCCTCTGATGATGCAGAGCAGCCAGTCGAGAATTTAAGCGCTAAAGCGGAAACAATAGCTGATAACGCCGAGGTGCTGGCAAAGCAAATTGTTCACGCTGAAAGACTGCCTGACGCTGAAGAAGTTATGAGGTCTGCCGGCGCGCAGAGTATCGGACAGGACAATTTAGAACTGTGGAAACGTGTATTCAAAACTGATGAACGGTTTACTAAAGCCTTTACGCAGAACGGCGGCGGTACCTCGATCAACGGTACCTATTTAACCATGCTTGCCACTCGCGAGTTTGGGCCAAAGGGGATCGGCTGGGGTGTGGACATACTCGAGGAACGTTTTGATATCGGCGCCCCCATTACACGCCAGGTGAAAGGGAAAGATAACAATGCTTCATGGGAGTTAGTGCTCGACGGGAATGGAAATACCGTCAACGAGCAGCATCACGTCGTTACCGTGCGACTCTGGTACATCCTGAATGGTGTGCGCGGCGAGGAAACGGCCTACGGTTGCACGCCATACATTTACGGCAGTAAGTACGGGATCACCTGCGATGGTGAGGCAACAAAAAAATCGCTGACTGATGCAACCAAAAAGGCTTTATCTGGCCTCGGCTTCAGTGGCGATATCTTCATGGGCCTTTACGACAATCTGGAATACCGCCAGAAAAACAAGGCAGAGTTTGATCTGAAGAATGCCAGCGAAACCGCAGAAGACGCAGCACGTCTTCGCCAGGAATTCGACGACAAACTCAGCCGTGTTGCTAACACTCTGGCCCATGGCGTGACAGTGAACGAAATAAACGGCGTGTTCTCCCCTATAGCACGTGAAATCGATGTTCACATTAAGGCCGCACAGGCCAACGGTGACGCGCAACATGAACGCTATTTGTCTGGCCGCCTGCGCCGACTCATTACGATTAAAGACGGACGCATCAAAGAACTGAATAAAGCCGAGGAGAAAGCATAATGACTTCCACAACTGCAATTGCTATCGCTGCTGATATGTCTAAACTCCAGGCGCTTCTGGAAAACGAAGACGGTTCTGGTCTGTCAGCTGAAATGATCGCCGATACAATGGAGGGGCTCGAGTTGCAGCTCGGCGACAAACTGGATGCAGTATTCGTCCATGTTCGCAACCTTGAGGGTCTGGCGAAAACCTGCGACGAAGAAGCCAAACGCCTGGCCGCCCGTAAAAAGTCATTCGAAGGTAAGATCACCAACCTGAAGAAATATGTTCTCCAGTGCCTTCTGGCCGCCGGACAGGATACCGTAAAAACGGCAAAAAACACCTTCACCGCCCGTAAAGGTGCAATCAACGTGGTGATCGATAACGTTGATTTACTCCCGGATGAATTGGTGACCGTTCAGACAGTAGTTGCGCCTGACAAAAAGGCAATCAAAGAGGCTATCGAGTCAGCAGAAGCGGCCGCAGCTCAGATTACCGCAGATGGTGGGGAAGTCCCGGAAGAACTCTTAAACCCGGTTCCGGGCGCCCATATTGAAATCGGCGAACGTTCACTGCAGGTACGCTGATATGCTGAGACTATCCCTGAAGAAAGGTGATGCGGTTCATGTCGTTTTACCAGATGGAACCAATGCAATTATCGAAGCGCGGGCCCGTTGCGAACTCGGCATGCACTTCCCTCGCAATATCAAAATAACGCGTGAAGATGGCGCATTCCGACCGAAACAAAACCTGATTAAGCGTAATCAGAAATAACCCATCACTACCGATAGCATTGTGGTCTACCAATAAACCGGAGATCACAATGCTACGTTGGCAACCAGGTGTAGTTTTACTTTCAGAATTCGATATCAAAATTGGCAGGCTATCAGCCAGCGTTAGAAAGAGGACTCTGACCCAGTCCGATATCCAGCGCGCTTGCGATACAGCAGACAACGCTATAGCCGGCATGCTGAGGAAAGACCATGAGACACGATCACGACATCATAACCAGAGAGGAAATGATCGAGCTGACGGGGACGCCACTTAAATCAAAACAATGTGAGGCGCTGCGCCGGGCCGGCATCTTCTTCATGGAAAGAGCAGATGGCCACCCTAAAACCACATGGGGCCACTTCCTGAACCCGATCAAGTACCGCGGTCAGAAGGAAGAGACAATGCACGAAAATGACGAACCTGATTTTGGAGCTATATTCGATGGCCGGAAAGCGAAAGAATCCTGCCGATAGCTGGATGCCCCCGCGAGTATACCGGGGCAAAGCTGCATTTGAATTCCGTACGAAAGACAACAAAGGGATCCGCCTGTGTGGGTTAAATGAACCACAATCCGCTGTATGGCTGGCATATGAAAAAGCTGTAGGTGAAGTGACAGAAAGAAAAACGTTCCAGGCGCTCACAGAGCAGTTTATGGCGTCTCCGGACTGGCAAGATTTAGCGGCAGAAACCAGAAAAGACTATACGAAATACGCAGGAAAAGTGTTGCCAGTATTCGGGAAAGTTAACCCTGATAAAATTAAACCTGAACACATCCGGCGATATATGGATCAACGTGGTATTGCCAGTAAAACGCAGGCCAACCGGGAAAAGAGTTTTCTCTCGCGGGTATTCCGCTGGGGTTACGAGCGGGGTTACGTCCAGCACAATCCCTGCCAAGGCGTTAAGAAGTTCAAAGAGACAGCCCGAGAGCGTTACATCACCGACGAAGAATACAAAGCGGTTTACGATGTTGCTCCGGACGTAGTGCGCGCCACCATGGAAATAGCTTATTTGTGTCTGGCCAGACAAAGCGATGTGCTGGCTTTAACTGAAGACCAGATACGGGAAACCGGGATATTTATCCGCCAGGGGAAAACAGGAGTGAAGCAAATCAAGGCATGGTCGCCACGCCTCCGCGCTGCCGTCGCCCTCGCCCGTTCCCTGCCGTTAAAGCCGGGTATCCGTAGCCTGTTCGTCATTCACCATACCAGCGGCAGTAAATACACTCGCGACGGTTTTAATTCACGCTGGCGCGACGCCAAAATTGCAGCGCAGGAGAAGTACCCACACCTGCAGATAGATTTCACATTTCACGATCTGAAGGCTAAAGGTGTCTCTGATCTGGAAGGAAGCCTCGAGGAGAAACAGGCAATTTCTGGTCATAAGAATTCGAGACAAACGGCGATTTATGACAGGAAAACTAAAATTGTGCCGGTTGTTGGCGGTCAGAAAAAATGA